GTGTGAAATTCCATAATCAAAGAAGCTGGTAGACAGATGATATGACACAAAGCGATCAGGACTTCGTTTGGCTCACTATCTGAATAGTAAAATATTTCTTTAAACTTTTTGTAACCTTTCATAATTTATTAAATCTAATGGTATTGACTTGTCTATGACCTTTGCTCTGCTCTTTATTCTTTTAAATGGTGTGATATTGAAATCGCCTTTTATTTCTACTTGGTGTATCCCCTCAATAACTTGTACCTTGTATCCTATTTCTTCAAGCACTCTGTTTGACTCTCGGTCCAATCCCTTCATCAATGGTTGTTGCCACAACATAAATCTTCTCTCCTTAGATATTGGTGAAACGCTAATGCAATCTTTTTTCCTGTAATACTTATAGCATCCATCAGGCACAAAATGTTCTTGACCTTTTCTAAAATGGTAAAATGTTCTTGTGGTTAGATATTTACTCGCCCAGCACTTGGCTAACATTGAACGACTGAATGACCTACCTGACCCAATGTATCCTGTCATTTCCCATAGAATAGCTTCATCAGTTACTTGGTCATAGAAGTAACATTTGTTAAATGCAGTAAAATCGTGCTTGGTGTTTTCAATCGCATAAATCATATCTTTTGTGATTAGCGAATCACTACCCAGCTGAATCAATCTATCCCATTCTCTATCAAATGTTGCACCTACGCCAATGTTGTTTTTATAGCTTAATGGCTCATTGTCGGCATAAACTATTTGATCTACATTAAATTCTTCAAGCAGTTCTTTGTCTTTATCTAATGTGTAAACGGCAGTCAATGGCAGTTCCTTTCCTGTTTCTTCTCTTATAAATTCAAGCTTGCGTAAAAACATCCTTGTCATTTCAGGTCGCTTATGAACTGCACAATATAGTCTTATCATACTATCGTACTAAAGTCTTTGAATGGGTCTAAATATTTATATGAATTAGCTTTTAATTCAGAAGTGATTGTGCCTGTATAACTATCTTCTCTATTTACATACACATCATCAACCAATCTAAGCAAAGGCATTTTAAACTTATCTGTGTCGCTGGTAGTAGCACTATACGTTACCTTCACCAAGTATTCATCTAAATAGTCATTGATGTATAACCTATTGCCATAAACCCAATAGAAGTTTGAATTAATTGTACTTGCAGTTTCGCCACCTATTTCTTTTGTAACGCTTGTGATTGTTATTGTCGATTGTGGATATAGCAAGTCCAACTCATAGTATTCTTCTCGTGGTCTTTGCTCTTTTATGATGTAGCTTCCAACTATGGAAAGGTCTGTATTCATTTGCTTGTTCACATACCCTTCAGCTTTTTGTACCACATTAGCAATAATATCATCAATAAGGTCATCATCGGTTGTGTTGTCTACCTTCATATAGTTCTTGGCTTCAGTCCTTGTGATTGGGTCTGTGCCACTTCTTGTGATCGTGTTTCTGACTTGGTATATGCTCATAGTTTTGCCTTAATCCATTCTACGTTGTTCTTGTATCTGTTTGGTACTGCCTTACCATATTGCTTCGCATACTTTACCCTAAGCACTTCTAAGATGTTTTCTTCTAAGTCTATTTGTTGCTTTTCTTTCAACGCTTCATTACCAACTTTTTCTACTTCAGCTTGGTATTTTTTAATCATCTTTTTTTGTATCAAATCCAATGCTTGTGCTATGTTGTCAATAGTTACTATGCTTCCTTGCTTATATATTCTGTCTAAGTAGATAGGATGGATGCAGATGTATTTATTTGTCTTTGACAATTTAACCTTTTCCATTTATTGCAAATATACAAAAAAAGCCACCCTGTTAAGGATGGCTCTTTCTATTAGTTTATATACTTATTAAGTGTTAGTGAAATCACCCAATCTTAGTGCATCTGTTCTTTCGATTGCAAGTCCAACTTGTGCTTCTACTCTCGCAGTAATATTGTTCTTTCTGAAGTTATCCTCATCGCTATCAGAAAAGTCTACGCTTAGACCTTCAGTTACGATTCTTTTAACATTAGACCAATCACCTACAAGGTATTTGTTAGATGCTACCCAAGTTGCTCTGTATACAGGGATGCCATTGATTCTCATCTGTCCATTTTCGTAAGAAACGTATGGTGGCAATCCGTATCCAGCACCTGTTGATTTTTCAGTTTTCAAGATGTCAAAGAAATCACTTGGTCTGATAACAACTCCGTTTGGTGCGAAGTTTAATTGCTCTAAACCAGCGATGTCATTGATAAGCATTTCAATCTTGTTTTTGCTTGTGATGGTTTCTGTTGATGCAGTAACCCCACTTGCTAAAGTAGTGTAGAAAGTGCTATTTTCTTGCTTGATGTAATCTCTACGCAATGCTTCAGGTAGAAAAGACTCTAAGAATGGCAAGTTGTTGGCCATCTTCTTAGAATATACTGCAAACCCAGCGATGAAGTCTGTGTTTACATCTACCATAGTGATGTCGTAATCGATTTGTGATTTGTCGCTTCCCTCTGTCTGTGTAGCGATAGCACCTTCACTTCCTGATTCTCTTGGGAAAGTGTAAGTACCACCATCAATGTTGATAGTACCAACAAGGTCAGCTACATTTAACTTTGGAGAAGGTACAACTGCAACCTCATCTCCATAGATTCTGATTTGATCACCTGTCAAATTAGCACTCAAAGTCATATTGCCTACTGCTTTAGTAGAGAATGCACGACCTTTTCGTACCTTAGAGATTTGCTCAAAGTTCTCGTTTACGATGTCTTTAATGATAACATTGAAAGATTTCTTTTCGTTAGTTTTAGTGTTTAAATCTACGCTATCCTGTACCAATACATCAACTTGGTCGATGTGTGCTTGTACTTCGTTTAGCTTAGCTTCAAAGTTTTCAGTAGCTTCTTTTACTTTAGCATCTGCTACTTCTGATGCTTTGGCTTCAATCTTACTATCTACTTCAGATTTTAGTGCCTTGATTTCTTCTACAATTTTTTCCATTTTTAAAGTGTTTTAAATAATTTAACTAAATCAATCGGCTCTACTTCTTCGGTAGTGTCATTGGACGGCTGACTTTCTGTTTCAAGTGATTTCAAAATATATGCTTTCAACTGCTCATATTCAACTTGCAGCTGCTTAAAGCCATCATCTGTTAGTGTGCCTTTCTTCAGCACATTGCTTATTGTGTTTAATCTATCCAACATTGACTTGCTGGACTTCATACCAACCACAGGAGTATCGCTATTCGCACCATAGGTTACGGCTGAATATTCAAATAGCTTTACTTCGGTTATTTCGTTTTCGCCTGATTCCATCTTGTTGTCGTTCATAGTCATAAATCCTATTGAATGCTCTGTGATTAAACCTTCTTCATACATCTTTCTGTAATCGTTGTTTTGCTTTTCTGTGATATAGGATTCTACATACAATCCCTTCTCATCTTCGTACATCTTTAATGGCTTACCAATGATGTTTGTTACATCGTGCTGGTACAACTGCTTAATTCTATTCTTGCCTTCTACACCATTTTCTTGTATGGTTTTTGTGAATGCACCTCTACGCATTATATCGCCATCATCATCTAACTTGTCAAAGGTTGAAGCATACAACTGAACTATGCCTTGCTTCATATCCATATCCTTGACAGAATACGCAATATCTTTGGTTGTGAACACCTTTTTCATTTTTGCAAATATAACACAAAAAAAAGAGTGCTTGTGGGTAGCACTCTTGCAACTAAATAAGAAATAACAATATGAAAAAATTACTTACCTCCCCACATAAGGCATTATCTTTTTTTACAAAATTTCTTTCTAAATTCCTTGCAGTTTACACCCCAAGCGAAAAAAAACTTTTGATACTGTACTTCTTGGTCTGTGTAGTCCTTTGACTTCTTTTCTCTTAACTTGTCGTGAAGTTCGATGATTTGTGAATCTGTCATTGTGTTATTTGTTTAAGTCATTTAATGAGTGTAACAAATCTTCTTCGGGCAAGTCTAAAATTTCTTCTAAAATTTCCCCTATATCCCTCTTTACTTCGTTTACTTGGTTATTTACAAACCTTTCCAGTTCCCCTTGTTCAATCGAATGACTTTCGTTTTGTAACCATTTAGCAAATACTCTTAGTCTTACTTCTGTCTTTGACATTATTTGTTGTGTTTCCATAATTCGAATATCAACTTTTTAAACATAAAAACAAAATAATTCACAAAAAAAATTAAATATTTTTAAAATCTACTTCAAATACTGCTCTGCATCGGCAGTTGATTACTTGCTTTGCACTACCTGTAGGTGCTGATGGATGTAGCATTCTTGATCCATCAGGCAATACAAATTCTTCATCCTTACCAATCGGCTTAGTTCCATTCATTTCAATGTGATCATCTCTTGTCCTATCATCAATAAAAGCAGACCATCTTTTCACCATTGGCACATCTGCATCTTGTGCTGATTTGTAAGTAGCAGCATTTGCTATGTTTCCTGTTTCGGTTTTTGCGATGGTAGCACTTCTGAACTTTGCCATATCTCGCCATCTTTTTTTTACGTTTCTTTCAAGCATTCTTTTTATCTCTTGCACTCCCAACCCTTCAACATATCCCTGTTGTATTGTTCTTCGTATTACTGCCAAAGCCACTGCCCTTGAATTGTCTACGATTGTTTTTATTCTCGTACCTACTGATACCCTTGCGAAGTTCTGCCATAGGATAGCTTGTATTTGTTCTTTGCTCAATTTACGCTTTAATTCCTTTTGTACTGCATTTTGTAGCAAGTTATAATACTTCACGCCTTGTGAAAGGTATAAGTCTGTGTAGATTGGCTCTAATGCTTCTGTATTAAATGACTCGTGTACCTTTGGTCCTATGGATTCCAAATTGACTGAATCTTCAATGACCTTTAATAGCTGGGTTGGCTCATTATTGAAATATGGCTTTAACTTTCTGACCCACGTACGTTCATCTCTAAACACTCGGTCATACCAATCTTTATTGCTAATCATTCCTTAGTGCTTTCAGGATGTCCTTTTGGTAGCAAGTCTGTGTCGTGCTTACCACCCTGAAATCTACCCTTATCCAAAGCAAACAAGAAACTATTTACCCTTGCATATGCCCATTGGTCAGGACTGCCCACATTTGGTCTTACTGATTCAGGGTTGGTTTCATAAGCACCTATGCCTCTGACAAACACTTCTTTTAGCATTGCCATTGTTGCTCTTTTGGTTGGGTCATCGCCTACCTTGTCATTGTGTTCATCTATCTTGTTTTGCAATGCAGTTTCTACCCTTTCAGTTACTTCAGGTTTTACATCCTTTCTGCCTTCCAGCTTCTTGGTTACTTCCAAGATAACATCTTTCATTCCTTGCTCACCCAATGTGCCAATGCCACCCCATTTCATTTGTGCTACAACTCCACCAATATTTGAAAGATTAGGTGATGTATCAGGGTCTTTGAATTGGCTGCCATCCATAAAATGTCTTGCCATCCACGCTTCCCTTTCTTTTATCCAGCTTAATACTGCATCTGTTTCTTCACCTTTTCTTGCCTTCTCCCATAACAAAAATGCTTCATTGCCTCTTATATTGCCACCAGCATTCCATATCTTAGGATGTAAGTCTTTGTTTGTTTTGGCAAAGTTATAATCAAATTGTGGATAGTTGCTATTGCGTAGACTTATCTTTTTGTCTTCTCCCTGTGTTGGGAAATTTGTTACTTCTTTGTATCTTCTTTCTTCTTCTTCGTGTCCACCCTTTGCATCTTCATAGTCTTGGTGTGTTTCAAATGGCATATAAACTCTTTGACCATCGAATGTGTGAACGTGATAACCTGATCCACCCATTTCTTCGGCTCGTGCTTCTGCTTCTTGTCTTGTGGTAAATACATCTGTCATTCCTTGTACCAATTCTTTTTTACCATAGTCATTATACAAATCGCTGACCTTTTCTAAGTCTACTGATTCATTGCCTGTCGGTATTAAGTTCATTGGCAAGTAGTATTCATCTAACACTTCATCAGCTTCTACACCTACCATTTTCTGCTTTTGACTGGTAGGAATGTACCAAGCATTGTTAAGTGTTGCTATCATTGTTGTTCTGTCTTTCTTTAGCACCTCTATGGCATTGTAGTCTGCTTTGAGCATTACATCTTCATTCCATAGCTTGACCACTTCTTCATTGAACTTAGCCAAAAAGTTTTCTAAGTTTGGCAATATCGCATCTGTATAAGCTGACTTCTTAGCTTCCAGCATATTATTAAACGTGCTATTGGTATCATCATTGAACAACATTGAACTTAGACCATACATAGCACAAATATCTTGTCTGCTTACTTTGTGATCTTCTAATAGTTGAAGGTCTGCTGATGATAAACCTAATTGTTGATATTTGAAAACGTGATTGGTCAAAGCTATTCGACCTCTGTTTGCATCGCCTGATATTTTCTTTTCTATTGTATCTTCAACTCCTCTTAATTGGTCAGCAGTCAAAGGACTTGTATTGTTGCCCATACTATCCCACATCAACATACCTTTAGCACCTAAGTTCTGTGCTTGTGCAGTCATCGCAGTATTGACACTATTGGATAAATTGACTGTGCTTAACCCAGCCCTGATTGGTGATTGACCATACAACCACTCCCCTTCATTGTAATCATAGTTTGGTGTCCTAACGTGCATCACTTCTTCAGGTGCAAACTTGGCTTGACTTATCGTATTCATCACATACCCATCAATCGCACTTGTCAAGTTCTTTCCAGCGATTATTTCCATATACTGACTTGGCAAGTTATAAAGTTGTAATGGCTTGCCTTGATTAGCACCTCCTGTGGGTGATTGCTTATAGACAAATGTGTTTCCTGTTAGTAGATAGAATCCCAATGACTGCTCTACAAATTCTCTGAATGATTGTAAGTCATTAGGTCTATTAAGTAGTCTATCAATGTTTGGGTCATTAATTCGCTCTCCTTCTCTGTCGCAGAGGTATAATGGTATATCACTTGCTTTGCTGGTGATGTAGTTGACACATAGATAAACAAAGAGATTGGCTTGGTAGCCGTTTCGTATGTATGATGTTTTATTGTCTTCATAACTTATAGGATGTCCACCAATGTAATGAAATAGTGCTTCTCGTATCTTTTGGTCAAGGTCTTTTTTTCTGAATCTGTCAAATAATCCCATTATATTACTATTAACTCGTTGGTGTTCATAAAGTGTTCTACTAATCCTGTGGTCGCATCAGGTGCATCATCGTGGTTATTCTTTCCATCTCTTGTGAATGTTCGCATATCATTTAAAAACTGTACGTTCACGCTTTTGCAAAAATAACAATTATTTACCACTTGGCTGGAATTGGAAAGTATGCGTGTTACCTTGTTTTTACTCTGATGATGGGTTGTTATTCTGACTGCATTGTAGTTGTATTGTTCTTTTAATATCCGCTCTACATTTCTTGCAAATGCTCGACCACCATTGTTGCTTTCAATGATGGCTCTATTTACTCCATTGCGTTGTATTTGTTTGGCTACTTCTATCTCTGTTATTTCATTTGGTTGCTTGGTATAAACAACATCATTGACATACAAGCCACTATCCGTTCTAAATGCCTGAACTGAACATAAATAGTCTTGCCCTGTGTCAGCAGTATCGCAATACAATACACTCTCTCCGTATGGTGCATCATCTATCATCTTTAGTTCAGGGTACATCAGTCCTGTGTAGTTGTTTATCCACTCGCCTAATATTTTGTGCCTGTATGCTTCGTTGTCTTGCACTTTTAGGTTTTCTATTGTCTTGATAAATGATTCGCTAAGATTGGCTCTGTTGTCTTCGTAGGTTGTGTGTATGTAGGTTGTGTCAGCTTGTTGCTTTTCAAACCATCTTTGATATATCCAATGACTTTTAAATGTGGGATTCATTACAATGATCACTCTGTTTTGTATGCCTGTTTGCCTTACTGACAAATCTATTCTATCAAATACATCAGGATCTGTCAGTTCTTCTGCTTCATCTAGCACCCACGTTGTAATGCCTTGCAATGATTTTAGGTTGGCAGTTTGATTGCCACTACTTGTTTTTATTCCACTAAAGATGACCTTGCTATTGGTCTTTGTGTTGATCACCTCGTTGTTGGTGATTTTAAAATGCTCATTGTGTTCTTGTAAATCTATCTTTTCTACAAATTCAGGAATGATAGATTTACCAGCACTCACCAAAGTGTATCTTGTAAATAAGATTGTATGTCCTTTTTGGAAGGTAAGATTTTCAATGAAGTTATTTACTGCAAATGATTTGCCTGATCCTCTACCACCAGTTACCAAGTAGTACCTTGTGTTTCCCTTCCAAAGTTTGTGATACTTTTTATGAATCTTCACCTACCCATTCTATTGGTGCTATGCTAAAGCCATCTATTGCACCACTATGTTCTATGTGTTCTTTTGCTTTACCCCACCTTCTATCTAATACCAAACGTGATGCCATCATATCACCTTTCATTGCTTTCTCAAAAATCACCTTGTATAGTTTTGACCAATCTTCTTGGTTTATGGCACTATCAATCAATTCAAGTTCTTTCAACTCTGCATCTTTTGGCTTTCTACCAGCACCTTCTCTTTTGCCACCTTTCATTGGTTTAAATTGATTATTCAATGCAAAGTTATGAAATCAAATCTATTTTAATAGCATCCTTTTCGTATAAGTAACCGACCACCTTTTCTTTCTTGCTATTGTCATCAAAGTCTGTGGTCTTTGGCATTACACGCTTTTCAAACTTGAAGTCATAATCTTCTTGCACCATTTGGCTGATATTCCAAATGTATAAATACTGATTATGCTCTACCAAATATAAGAAATCCTTGCCTTTTTCAGCTGCTATTTCTTCGTTTTTTACTGCCTTGTAATACTCTATTAAATGTGGATCATATTTTGTCCTTCTTGACTTTATTTCTACGATGTTTGACATATTTTCTGCATCATAGTGTGAGTATTGGTTTTTAGCCAACACAAACCCTTTTACATCTGAAATCTTGTTCAGTTCTTTTACTATCTCTTGCTCTGTCATACCATTTGATTGTAAAACTGTTCAAACTCCTCTACGGATTGATCATAGATATGCTCTAATTCCATAGGCACTAATATTTCATTAAGAAAGGCAGTCAAGCTATCATTCACATAATCCTTAAATACTTCTTCGTTCATCTTACCAAATGAAATGCTATCGTATTCAATGTGCTTGATGTCCTTGAATTGCATTGTAACCTTGTATTGCCCTCTTATTAGCTTCATCAGCAAATACATATCTTTTATATCTACCCTTTGCTTGAATTTCAATGGCATTTGCCACCATAGCCAATCCAGGACCTTGAAGTAACAACGATGAAATTTTAAATCTCTATTGGTCGCTGGTTTCATAAAGACTTCACTTCCATTAAATTGGTAGCAAAAATCCCTTGCTTCATTCTGAACAGGCAGAAGTCCAGCAGTTGTAACCTTGAAAGGGATTGATTGTTTAAATTGCTTTTGCTTCACGCTTGATAAAGTGTTTGTCATACTTTCGCCTACTCTCCACATTGTTATAGTCTTTTTGTACTTCCTTGTATAATCTTATGGCTTCCTTGCAAAATTGCCACTTCTTTTTATCGAAGTAGCACCCACAAGGTAGTATAATTGCGTTTTTACTTAACATATTAATCTGCATTACAAAAGCATTCAAAGCTAGGGTCATCATCAAACATTTGATACTGACTTTCTGCTTTTTCTTTTAATTGTTTATAGCTTATTTCTTGCTTTAATACTCCACCTATTTTTATATTATTGATTTTCATACATTCATCTTCTTTTGCAATCCACCAATCAAAAAGGTCAGGTCTTTCCTTTGCAATGGTCATCAATTTGCCTTTGCCTTTTAAGAAACATAAATCGCAATTCCCATAAGGCTCTTTTAAATTCAAATCAAAATCTTGCTTAGACCACCAATCCAAAACATTTTGCTTAGTTACTTTCCACTTTACTAAAGGCATTTCAATATCATAATATGATGGAATGTTTTTAATCTTGCCCCATCTTCTCGGCTCATCATATCTTATACCATTAAAATAAGTCCAAGATTGCAATCCGATTGATTTTAGGTATCTTCTTGATGTGTCCATCTTTAATTCGTGTGTGCAAAATCTTCTTCTTTGTGTTGGTAACATACCTCCACGATATTCAATCAACTCATCAAATGGTCTACCATCCCTCGATGCAGTTTTGTAATCTACTACTTCAAAATTGTTTCCTTTTCGATATTCTAACCAAACAACATTCAAACCCCATCTTTTATCACACTCTTCGATAAAGTCTAAAGTTTCAGGCATTTCTTTACCTGTGTTTGTAAAAGAAACAAGATAATTTTCTAAACCTTCATCTATCAATCGCTTGGTCATATAGGCAGAAGTTCTGCCACCTGAAAAGTTTATAATATTAGTTTGCATAAAACACGAAGTAAATAATCCAAATAAAGACACCAATGATGATGATTGGAAGTCCTATTTGTGCCTGTGTCAATTCTGCATCCACTTTTGGTGCTGGTGTATCTGTGCTTCCTTGCTCACAAGTCCTGTGAACTCCACTTGATTGTGGCACACTCGACACAAACCCATCAAGTTCTCTATGTTGTCCTTGTCGCCTGATGGATTGCCCCCCATTCCTCTTGGTTGGATGTGGTGAATGTCCACCACTTTGTTTTTGTGGCATAGTTCGCAAGTTAGTTCGTGTGGCTCTTGGTTTTTGTTTTTTCTTGTCCATTGTAAATAAATCTTTGTGTGGTTTTTCATTGGTCGCACAAATGTAAATTACACTTGCACAATCAGACTTGTGATGTACTTTTTTTCGAAATAAGTTACTAACCTTGACAAAGACTTGACCTTTTGCTTTTCATAGTCGATGTCTTCTTCACGATTGCGAATCTTTTTGTCCATAATCGCATTCAAAGTTTTCAGTTCATCTTTTCTTTGTTTGTAGGCGAAGATGTAAGACTTCAACTGATTTACCCTTGTGATTTCTTTGTCAATGTCTATTGTTACATCTGACCAGTCTATCAAGTTGTTTATCTTCATTTTCATTTCTACATAGTTTGTGTCATATCTGACTTGCTTGTCATAGTCCAAATAATCTTCCCACACACTTACTGAATAGATCACAGTTGAATGGTCTGCATTTCCTGTCATTTCTGCGATGCTGGTTAGAGTTAAATCTGTGTGCTTTCGCATCAGATACCTTGCAAGTTGTTTACATCTTACATAAGATGCTTTTCTAGACTTTTGTACTACGCCACCCTTTTCATCAAAGTAGTCTTCTACATAGTCGATGATTTTAGTAGCGATTTTCTTGTTTCCATTTACGATAGTTTTCATTGAAATTGTTTTTTTTGATTAATCCTTTTTTGTTCATTGTTTTAAGCACTTGTTCTGCCAATACTGTCAAATGTGTTGTATCGGTTTTTGTTTGTTGTTGAGCAAAATATGTACTTCTTTCTGTAAGAAATTTGTTTAAAGCAGTTATCACATATTCTGAATTGATATTTTGATAGCTACTGCCATACTTGCCTTTGCGTAACTCCTTGAAAAAGTGCTTGATTTCTTCGAAGCTACACATAAACCCTACTTCAAAGACATCTTCTGCTATTGCTTGTATCACCAGCTTATTTGTCTTTTCCTGTAAGTTCATTTGTGTCATAAATTCCACAACCAAAACATAAATCTGCTTTAGTGTTTCTTGTTTGCCATTGTCTTTCCTGAATTGGCTCATAGGTGCTAAACCTTCTTGCCTTACTTGCACTAATGACATTTCGCTTGTTTTCTTGGTTAAATTACTCATTCATTAAATCAGTTAAAATGTTTTCAATATTACTTTTAGATTTTTTACCAAACGAATTTTTTGACCATCTTTCCAACCTTTTGGAAGTATCCCAAGTTTTTTGCATCTCAAATCGCATCTTCTTTCCATTGGGTTTATGCTCTGTCCAATAGTCATAAAACTCTCTAAGCATTTCTTTTCCATAAACATCGACATAATCGCTTAATGATTGCATAAAATCGTTTTTACGATTTTCAATAGTTATAGTTTTAGTTATAGTTTTAGTTATAGGTATAGTTAGCTTTGCTTTGTTATCCTCTGCTATGTCTTTGCTATTTTCTGCTATAACATCGCTATCCTTTTTCCATCGTTTCTTAGCACCAGCTATCCCAGCCAATCGCTTCTTTTCTGAATCTTGCTTGTTGCCATCTATACCAAATTTGAACATACTGAAGATGGCTTTTAATATAGGGTCATCTATTGTTGTATCTCCATCAAAATGGTATTCAAAAAGATGCTTGATGAGTCTGCCTGACATTTCATCAGGCAAACCATCAAAACATTCTCTCCAATTTTCGAACAAAAGCAAGTGCTTGTCCTTGCTCATATTCTTGTAACTTTTTTGGTTTCAGTTTCTAAACGAATAGCACCTACAAATTCCTCACCTGTATCCGTGTCTACAAACGTACTATCAAAATGCTTTAGCTTCATTTCGTGTTCCTTTTGTTTCTGCTTCAACTCTGAAATTTGTTTGCTTAAGTTACACCATATCTTGTCCCTTGAATAATCGTAACGAACGTGTCTATGGCTTTCGATTCTATGTCCGTGCATTTCTCCATTGCTCAACCTATCTTTTTCCAGCACCGACTCTAAGTCCGATGCCATTTCTTTCATAGACTTAGCAAGAATCAAAATGACTTCTTCTTCATAATGACCATTGACTATATCAAACTGAACATCTTTGATGAAATACTTGTAATCTTCCTTGTTCATCGACATAATATCAATCAGTCTTACTATGCTCTGTTCTCTTTCAGCCATTGTTATCTAACCATTTTTTAAACGCATCTGCGTTTGTTAATACATCTTGATAGGTAGGATGTAATATCTTACCTTTTTCAATCAAAGCAATCGTGTAATCCTTAGCATAACTCAAAGCAAAACTTGCATTGCTTCCAGCTTGTTTCTTTGGCTTAAATCCACCACCAACAAAGTCTTTGATTTCTCTAAGAATGTTTTCTCCATTCTTGTTCTGCTTCTTCACCTCAAACACACCCTCATATCCCACATCAATGGCATTGGCTGATTTCTTAAATACAAACCCTTCTAAGCCATCGTTCAGCTTCAGGAAATGTGGAAATAGATCACCAGTTTCTGTCGTGAATGGTGCATCGCATCTTACTGAATCAACTATCTGCTTACTCATAGTTACCCTCTCCTTCCATTTCTTTTAGTGATTCATAGTACATTTCATCTTCTACATACCTTGCCCATTGTTGTTCATACTCCTTTTCGGTATAGAACATTTGATACGCTTCGTTGTGGCTTCTGATGATGTTGAACAAAATTAAATCGCTTACAACTTTCATAGTTAGCCTCCCTACTGTGTGTGTGTCATCTAATGCTTTCACAAAGTCTTGATAGGTACACGGAAACTCTTTTCTGATTGCCTCGATTCTTTTCCTGTAATCAAGTCGCAATCTATTGAATAGTGTTGTCATACACCACCTTAAGCCCATTCCGTATTAGGGAGATGGGCTGTTGGTTTGGGTTTGGTTAGTTAGTCAAACTACCAATCTGTTGTATCGAATTTACGACCCGAAATTTTGTCTTTCTGATAATATGAATTTTTTCGTATATCGTTTTTTCCTTGATAAATGTTTTCAGCATAATTTCGGTCTTGTACGATGTCTTTCGAAACGGCTTGAAATCCTTGAAATAAATCGCCTTCAATGTCAAGCGAGTCTTGCTTAACATTACCTTTAACATAATGATGCCTACTCAAATAGTCGCAATCCATTTTCCAAGCTTCAAATTGAATTCTTTTAAGACCTAACCCTCTAAAATCCAAACCTAGTAATTTCAAATTACCTTCTTTGTCTGTAAAGTTGGCTACTAAGTACTTCACCAATTCTTCTTTTGTCATTTTGTTTTTAATCATAGTTCAAATATAAGTGCGTTTTTAACAATTACAAATATTTTTAAACATTTTTTTTATTTTTTTTTAAAACCCCTGTAAATAGTAAAGGTAGCCGAAGCCACCCTTACATTATGAAAACAAACAAACTGACTGCATCATTGCGATGCGACTACAATAATACTACAACAAAGTGAATGTGGGTTTAAGATCATCTTGTGTGTATTCGACATTCATTAAACATCCACCAATGTGTTTTGGCATAGCGATCCTTTCGACTGCCCATCCCTTGCCACTCACAAATTCTTCTTTATACGTTCCTGTCTTAATGTGCCATTGATTTTCGACTTGTACTTTTTTCGTGCGTTCATTTCTCCTTAGTCTTGGTTGTGTTACTATCCAGCCATCGTGTGTGTGGCCGCTAAACATCACATCACAATCAGGCATTATAGCTGAATATCTAACCACGCTTAAAGTTCCTTTGGTTATTATCCCACCCCAATTTCCGTGTGAATATCCAACTTGCAAAGACTTTCTGTTGCTGGACCTGTCGAAGTTTAAGGTATAATATCCTGTGTATTGCCCCAGCTGGATGTTTGACCCTGTCCGAATATTCAGTCCATCAACAAGTCTTTTAAGCACATCCGTTTCATTTCTTGCTGATACGCTTGTTTCGTGGTTTCCTTTGCTCAATAAAAGAATGTTGTGTGCGTATGGTGTAAGCAATTCAATCGCCTCATCTATGACTGCATCCAAGTAGTTGTTTTTCATATGTTGTGGTAAGACATCGCTTTTAGAACTTCGCTTGTCATACTTACCTTGCATCAAGCAGAACAAATCACCAGTTACAATGATGTAGCCATTCTTTTCTTTTATCATATCCAAATGTTTGAAAAGAAGTTTACGATTGCATTTTGGGTTGTCAAAATGCCAGTCTGAACTGACAAAAAAAGGCACTACTTCACTTAATCCTACATTGAATGTAAATCTATGATAATTTGGTTGATATTGTTCTGCTTTCACTTTAATGCCACTAAGATAATAAGAACAAAAGCCAAGCACAAACCCCATAGCCATTGTCTGCTTCGTTTCAACTCCTTTTTATATGGCTGAATTTTAGTGATGTACTTAACAATGGTATCAGGTTTAATCTCCTGTTCTACTCTAAATGTATCGTAGTGGCGATATATTTTGGTAGTTACGCTTTGATTGTTGATGACAATAGAATCAATGTGGTTTATGATGGTTTGTGTATCATAGCTTTCATATTCTCTTACCACTACGCTATCAATGGTATGTGCAAGTTCAGGGTTATTGTTGATAATTCGTGTAATTCTTTTTTGAGCAGAACACCCAAACAGGGAAAATATCAGCAATATTTTAAATGCTTTCATAGTTAGCAATGCTGACCAATGCTTCTATTCTGTACAAGCTATTTTTTACCTTGTTGCTTTGATTGCCACCTCTGACCATTATGGTCTTGCTATTGGCTGACACGAATGTGCCAACGTGATACATATTCTTGCCACGCTTTAACACGATAATATCCCCTTCTTGTGCTTCAGGTAGCTTAACTGCATCAGCTTTCAATAAGCCACCCATTGATACAGGGATGTAAGACTTTGCCCTGATCGTATGTTGTGCTTCCATATATTTAGGTGCTTTACCAGCTTTTTTAAGCATTGTGTAGATGAATGCAGCACACCAAGCATACTTGCTACTGAACAAAGGTGATGTTCTTGTTATCCAAGTATTTCTTGCAGACTTAAAAAAATGTCCAACAATTTCTTTGTCGGTTACTTCGTATATTCCTAAGTAGGACTTTACAACTGCATTAAATGTTCTTCGTGTCATAATGGTGGAAACCAGCTATCAGGCAACGTATCTAACGTGCTTAATTCCGAAGATACATCATCATTTGCAATAATCGCATATTGATTCTTATTAGAATAGTTTTGAATAGGCAATGCCCATCGTAGTGTCGTTCCGTGATAATTGTGTACATCACACACCTGTGTGTTGTATTCTTCGCATTGTATTTCTGTGCCTATGTAATACATTATGTGTAGATGCTATAATATGAATTGATGTTGTCTTCTATCGCTTCCCTATTTGTAGTGCTATTGGTAGGGTATATGATTAGTTCAGATATATAGCCAACAAGTCCAGCCCCTTCATCATACCTATCGCCTATTGTGATTCCATCGCTTGTGCCACTTCCTGTGTTTTTCGAAGTTGCTACATCTACTCCATTTACTCTAAATATTGAACTTGTACCATCAAATTGATTAAATAATAAGTTATTGTCTACATTATTATTTACCCAATTACTAACCATCAATGGCGTAGCACCCCCATAAAAATAAACACCATTGCTGCTATCGTATCTCACACCAAAAATGTCTTGTGCATAACCACTATGAACAAACATACTTGTGCTTGAAGTAGTATGCTCAACATTGACATAAGATTGAATAGGATGACCAATAGATGATACAAACTCTGATTGCAAAGCATTGTTGCCATCAAAGGAAGCATAAGGTCGTGAATTGCCACCACGAGTAATTAAACTACCTGAATCAACTATCTTAGGTTGTGATGATGCACTTGTTTGAGTTGCATCGTTTGGTATTCTATCTATCTCCACAACACTCACATTACTATATGTAAACCCTTGCCCACTATCTGCTAAAAACCAAAGTGAAACACCAGCATCTGATGCCACATAGCTTGTGTATACCCCATTCTCTGTGAAGTATGCAAGATTGCCTTGACCAGCCAATACAGTTATATTAGAGCCATTGGCTGCATTTCTAAATCTAACCCTACCCCTTGTTTGAATTGCAGAAACAGTCCATTGTATTCTGTAAAAATTACCTGATGATGTTGGTGCTACATCTGTGTATTGGTCGGTAGTTCCAAATACTGTACCTGATATACTTGTACCATAAGCACTTGAAAGTTCTTCAACAGGCACTTGGTCATACCACGTTGTAACAAAGCCATCATTCCCAGCACCCACAAAGGTAGCCAATGCACCACCACTTACTTCTGATGCCGTAAAGTCTTGTTCATCATCATTTGAACTTCTACGCACCCTTACGACATCGGTTGTGCTACTTGATAAATTACGCAATGAATAAGCTGCTGATGCACCTGTGTAAGTGTCTAACAATGGCACAACACCACCAAGTATTCTGTGCCTATTAAATCCTAAACCTAACCCAAGACTACGCAAAATATAAAATCAAAATGCCATCGCCTGAATCTTTGGTAACGCTTGAAAAGCCACTTTTGGAAGTGATCACATCTCCATCGGCTAAAGTAACATTACTCAAATCATCACTATCATTGTTCACGCTGGTAGCATCTAATTGAACAGAGCCACCAACTGCCTTGATTGCATAAAAGGTTTGTGAAGAATCCGTACCTGATGCCCCTGTAATTGTCTTGAAAGCATCGCCTAAAACATCTATTGCCATAGTTGCAAAAATACTAAACTTGTTCGACATTAAATCTAAACTGCACGTTCTTTCGTAAGAAAACATTTTGACCTATTTCATCCCTGTCATCATCTGAGCCAATCAATCTATGACTTATGATATTCCACCCTGTTAAAGTGCTTGAAGATCTTGTCGCAAATTGACCAAGCAAATGTTCTGCTATGTTTTCCAAGAGTAAAGATGAATTTGCATTAAAGCCATCAGGCACTACAATGACCAATTCAAAGTCCACATCTGTTATAAAAGTATCTTTCACTCCATCTTCAACTGATTGGATAGAATTAAAAAACACATAAGGTGTAGATGGATTAGATGGTGGTTCTAAGTAATAAGTAATTGTTGTGCCACCTACATCAAAGGTGTTACCCAGCGTGTCGTACACAAATTGTTTTGTTGCTTTTATTGGATTGTTCATTCTACGTAATAATTAGTTCCTATGCATCGCAAAACTACTTTATCTGATGCGTGTTGTAAATCGTAATCTGTATCATCATTAATCGTATCACCAGCTTGTGGCACTAAGGTTATCACACTTCCTGTATGGTTGTCCTTGTCGGTTATGATGATAAATTCTTGCCCTTGCACATCGGCTGATGCTGGAAGTGTAGCATCCACATCAAAGTTTTCACCTGTCGTGTCTATGTGTACCAAGTGCATATCTTCTGTGATGGCTTGGCTCTGACCTGTTGCAGTATAAGTCAAAGTGTTTATCTTAGCTTTGAATCCTTTGTCTAAATCAAACTTTGCAACTGCTACTTGTTCTCCTTCTGTGCCATCATAATACAACCCATCACCCAACATACCACCACCTGAATCATCACCTTGTATAATTAAATCTCTTGAAACAAACCCATCTCCTAAAAATCGACCATCACCAAGTGTATCCCTTATTAAATTCTTTCTATTTTTAATCCCTCCAGCATTTATGTTAGAAGTATTTTTTTGTATCTCATACCACCTACCTTGATAATTCGCATCAAAGGCATTAAATGTCAAATCCATTGGCAAAAGGTTTTGACTGTCTTTGTTAATCACTTTATGATAACCTTGTATATGACCCAATGTACCATCATATATCCTAATAGGTCTTGATTGTAAAGCCAACCTTTCATTAGCTAATAACTTTAATAATCGTAAGTTTTGACTTTCATTTTTGAATGACCAATTACTTCCAGCTGTTTTTGTGCTTGTTTCTTTTATGTAAAGTCTACCTGTTTGCAAACTTGCATCACCAAATTCAATCTCTCCATAGTCAAATATTTCTTTGTCATTTATATCAATATTGTCATTTGTAGAAGAAAATATTTGTACCACATCATCATCATTCAAATCGCTTCCAGCAAATGATACATAAATAAAACTTGAATCAGTATAGCTTGTTATTTTGCTTGGTGTGCTATCTAAAGGATAAAAGGAAGGTGAAGCAGTTACACCAAAATCCCTACCCTCTAAACCATTGTAAGCCATAAGCAGTTCCATATCAGCAGCTTCAGGCAAAGGACTTGGATACAAAATCGCATCTGCTAATACTACATCAAATCTTTGAGTAGCACCACTTGTGAAATACAAAACTTTTGTGGTCGATGATTCCATTTTAAAGGTTGTTGGATTGGTAGTCCAAACTTTATTGGAATTGTCCCAATAGTAAACATTTGATGAATTTATAGAAGTGGCACTTAGTGTAAAATCTATGTCGTGTCTAATTACGATTCCATTTGTTGCTAATACATTAGCCAATATAGAGCCACCAAAAAACACTCTTATAGCTAATGTTTCCGTAGTATCAGTAACACCAAAATCAGCAGTAACAGGTGTTACGATTCTGTTCAAAAACTTTTGTGTTTGTGATGTATCTGATCCTGTTGCTGATGTAATTGTAACCTGTTTTAAAGCTGGTAATTTTAACCTTAAATTATCTTTGCCTACATAAGAGCCAAATGAATTATTGCTAATAGAAAAAGTTGAATTTGTAGTAGTTGTGAGAAGTGCATTGGCAACACTATATTGTATTTCCTTAGTGCTACTATTTTCTTTGTTAGGTATGCTTTCCATCCTGTAAGCACCCTTTGATTGATATACCCTATAAAGAAACGCTTTTGCCATTTCAGCAATCACATCGTATGCACTTTTAAAAGTTGTTTCATTCACGCCTGATGCGTTTTCTTTTATTGTTTTAAAAGTTCTTACATCAACTTGTATGGTATCTAATGGCTCACCTGTTGCCGAATAAGTTTGGCTATCTTCCCAAACTTGTGCATCTGTTATCATAAATGGGTCTGAACTATCATAGGTATCTAAATGTGGCATCTTTTCTAAGCACTTGTAAAAAAGATTCCTTAAAGACATTGACAAAGGTTTTATTGTAGTATCATCATTTGTAAAGTCTGCATCTTTTGATTTTAATAACTTCAAGCCATCCGTTGCAGCTATCTTTACTTCATAAGGTAAGGATGCTTCTATTTCTTCTATTTGGTCTTGCAAGATTACCCCATTCCAAAATGGCTCATAACCACTTCCTGTGTCTTGCTCGATGGTCATAAAAAACTCATCGTTTTGATGTTGTAGCATATCATCAAGCAATGTTTGCAAAGCAGTATCACCTACTTCACGAATTAAAAAAAGTTCTGCCTTTGATGGTATAATAGGACTACTG